GTTGGTATGATTATCACAGTGGTTAATCAAACGCTTGATCAAGCGGTATCAAACGGCTTAATCGCGCCGGGCAAATGGAACAGCAGCACCGTGTTTGGTGCGTTAAAAATGGGCGATTATCTCAAATCTGGATACTATGTATATGTAGCACCGATTGAGTCACAGTCGCAGGCGGATCGTGAGGCTCGTATTTGTCCTCCGATCCAAATCGCCGTGAAAATGGCTGGTGCAATTCACTCAGTGGCAATCACTGTTAACGTAAATAGATAGGGAGATAGAAGATGGCAGCTTATAGTTTTAATGATGTAAACGCGGCAATAGTTGGAGTTGGTGGGTCGTTCAGCCTCGCGAGTGGAGCAGGGGCAGCGGATGAGGGAATCGTTATCGCTGCGGTGTCGGATAAAAACACGATGACAATCGGGGCAGATGGTACGCCGATGCATTCTCTTAATGCATCTACAGCGTCAACGGTTACTATTAACTTATTAAAAACAAGTCCAGTAAATGCGCTTCTTATGTCTATGTATAACGCGCAAAGTGCATCATCTGCATTATGGGGCGATAATGTAATTACGATTTCAATTCTGCAAACGGGTGAGATCATAAACTTAACTCAATGTGCATTTAAGAAAACTCCAAACCTAGAGTATGCATTGGCAGCGAAGAGCGTTTCTTGGACTTTCGACTGCGGCAGAACTTCTCCAACACTAGGCGCTTACTAAGATGGCGTGTGATTTAACCTTAAACGGTATTTCGTACTCGGTCGCAAAAATTCCTTCGGCGATTAAGCAAATGCAAATTGCAAGACGGGTCCTTCCTATTCTCGCAGGCGGGGAAAAAGTAGAGTCGATATTTAACAATATTGGAAGCATCAAAGATGAGGATTTCGAGTATGTATTAATCGGATTGTTAGACGGCGTAAAGCGTAAAGACGGCGGCAAATCTGGCGTGTGGTCGAGTGTAGTGGTAAACGGTGCAATCGCTTATCAGGATATCGATATGCTCGATCTACTTCAACTTGCAAAAGCTTCGGCGATGGAGAATTTCGGTTTTTTGGGAAACGTAGAGAGCTTAATGTCAGACGTGACGAAACAAGCGTAACATACATAGAAATAGGCGAGGGTATGGACGTTTTAATGCGGCCCGTGCTTGCTGGTATGTGTAAATATGAAAGTCTTAAAGATGGCACTATTGATTTAGAAGATATACTTTTAATGAACGATGCTATAGACGTTAAAAATGAAAATGAGCGAAGATATAGTGAATCATTAGAAAGGGAATAAAATGGGCGCAGAAGCAATACAAGAATTTTTAGTTAAACTCGGCTTCAACGTAGATGAACACTCCCTTTCTAAGTTTATGGGCGGATTGGATTCTGCAGCTATTCGTATCGCTGGGTTTGGTGCAGCTATGGCGGCCGTGGCTGTCGAAGTGGTGCATAGCGTTCAAGAGATCGCCGCTGAAAACGTGCAACTTTCTTTATTAGCAAAACAACTCAACACCACTGCTGATGCCATAGATGACTTTATCGACACTGCTACGATAATGGGCATCAAATCAGAGGACTCCGTAGCTTCATTAAAAAACTTTGCGGGTAACGTATCTGATGCGGCGATGGGAATCGGTCGAGCTAAAATAGTTTTTGAAAAACTCGGAATAGCGGTAACAGATGCAAGCGGTCAAATGCGATCTTCAACCGATGTTATGGAAGATTTAAAAGTCAAAATAGCTGGTCTCGGCCGGGCTCAACAACTGCGTATTATGGAGAAACTAGGACTTGATCCAAAACTCCTGATAATGTTTAACGATGCCTTTGGGGATACTAAAAAGATCGCCTCACAACTCACAGCGATTGACGTAGCCACTGGCTTTGACTTAACTAAGTCCATAGCACAGTCTAAGCAATTCAACAGTGCTTGGCACGGAATGCACACCGAAATTAATCTTGTAAAAATGTTATTTGATAAAATGCGCGAAGCAATCGCAGTGCGTATGATGCCGGGCATTCAAGCGGGTATAGAAAATGTAACGAAAGCTATCGAGAACGCACGCCACTTCATAATGGATAACGCAAAGCAAATCGAGGACGCATTACAGCCGATTTTAGAAGCGGTTGTATCCATTGGTTCAGCAGTTGCAAGACTTACGGGGCGAGCGTTCCAGCTGATGGGCGAATTAATCAAGCCCGTGATCGATATTATTATAAAAGCAAATAAGGAAACGCACGGATGGCTGTTTAAGATTTTAGCTTTAACCGCTGCGTGGAAAATGTTCAACTTATCTTTTCTTATTTCGCCGATAGGTCTAATTATTGCACTCGGCGCGGCGTTATTATTGCTCTATGATGATTGGAAAACGTGGGAAGAGGGTGGGGAGAGTGCTATCGACTGGGGAAGTGATACAGGAACTGCGATTAAAGCAGTTGTTGGGGGCTTGGGTCTTTTGGCGGCATCTATAACAATTACAAAAGGCTTATTTATGGCTTGGGCGGTTGCGTCTAAGATTGCGGCTGCGGCTCAAATGGCGTTCAATGTAGTTATGACAATGAATCCTATAGGATTGGTCATTATTGCTATCTCTGCGCTTATCTTGGCTGGTTATGAACTCGTTAAGCACTGGGATGTGGTCAAAAAATGGTTTGGCACGTTTTTCGACTGGTTCGCACAAAAGTGGGCGATAGTTTCTGGGATTACAGACAAAATATCGGGAATGGTTGGCGACTCGTTTCACAAAATTGAGGGATCAATAACGGGGCATCCACTCGGCGAAAATGTCGCCAAAAACGTAACGGTACAACAAAATACTACGATGCACATCAACGGCGCACAAAGTCCACAAGCAACGGCGCAAGCAGTGGCGGCGCAACAGACGCACGTAAACGCACAAATGACTAGAAATATGACAGCGAGGGCGAGATAATGGCAAGTATAATCCCACAAGGCGGAAGACTTCTAGGAAACATTATCCCCGACTTAGTCATAAGTGAGAGCACGATTGACAGCTGGGAAGTTACAGCGCATCCCGTACAGCAAGGCGCATCAATATCAGATCATAAATATAGAAAGCCGATATCTTTAAAACTTTCTATGATGTTTAAAGCTGGGAGCACGTCAGATTTGAGCACTACTTACAAAAAGCTTTTAGATTTGCAAGCAAGCACGGCACTTTTTGACGTGATGACTCCAAAGCGTATTTATAACAATATGCAGTTGATATCTTTAAGCTCTACAACCGACCAGCACACTGAAAACGTGTTATCAATATCTGGGGAATTGAGAGAGGTTATAATAGTTAGTGTAGTTGTTACAAATGTACCACCTCGATCAAAGCATAAGAACGCAAAGAAAACGGGCGGTACTGCAAAATCGGGGTCGAAAACGGCTAAAGACATTCCAACAAAGAAGCCGATTGATCCGAATATCTCTATAGCTAAAGAAATAAAAACTATAGGCACAGACTTTTTTACAGGAAAATGGACACTATGACAGTATCTCAAATACCACTAACAAATATCCCACAAACTTTTTCTATTCCGATAAATGGGATAAATTATAATTTGACTTCAAAATGGAATGAAAAACAGGGCTGGGTACTTGATATCGCAGATGTAGATAGTATTCCTTTAGTCGGTAACATTCCCTTGACGACTGGAAGAGACTTGCTAGAGCCGCACGCTAATCTCGGCTTCGGCGGTAGTTTATATGTTATTAATACGGGCAGTACGGACGTTCCAAATTATGACAATCTCGGCACTGACGCAAATCTTTATTTTGTAACGGATATTTAATATGCAACAATGGATGAGATATTGCAGTTTAATCGTTTCAGGTCAAGGCGATGCTCTCGATTTATCAAAACTTAGAATTTCGTTTGAGATAAGAAAGACAGAAAACGAAACGCCAAATCAAGCGCAAATAAAAATCTATAATTTAGCACAAGAGACAGAAAATCAAATCATAAACGAGTTCACGCGGGTAACTTTGCAAGCGGGATATCAAGATCACTATGGCGTGATTTTTGACGGAGAAATTACGCAAAGCAAACGAGGCCGTGAAGTCGGAACAGACACATACGTGATGATATCTGCAAGCGATGGCGATCAAGCTTATAATAGTGCGATAGTAAATGTTACTTTATCCGCTGGCAGTTCTCAACGCGATCACATAGTAGTGGCATCAAAAGCGATGGGTGTGGGTGTAGGTCATATTGACACAGCGGGGCAGAAGTTACCGCGTGGTAAAGTTATGTACGGACACGCTAAAGATGTTTTAAGGACTTCGGCATATTCCAACGATCAAGACTGGAGCATACAAGATGGACAACTTCAGGTGCTAGGCAAAATTTCACTGCTACCAAATCAAGCCGTTGTACTAAATTCTCAAAGCGGATTAATCGGCGGGGCTGAACAATCGACAAAAGGGATAAACGCAAAAGCTCTACTCAATCCAATGTTAAAGATCGGGGCACACGTCATAATCAACGAGGCGGACGTGTCTTTGGCTAAAATACAGTTAAAGAAAGCGGATACAAGCAAAAACCCGCCCGTTGATGGTGCGGATACAGATAAACTCGCTTTAGTTGCAAAAGATGGGTCTTATAAAATTATCGGGGCAAGTTTTGTGGGCGACACTTACGGGACAGATTGGTACAGCGAGATAGTTTGTTTAGATGTGGACGCAACGATTAAGAAGGTAGCTACAACAGGCAAGAAAAAGGGTAAGAAATGATACACGCAAAAGAAAGACTCAATGACGAACAAGAAACACTAAGAAATGCGATTGAAGGCGTGCAGGCGAAACTCTGGACGGCGTTGCCTGCTAAGATATTAACCGTCAATTACGCAAAGCAAACGATAACTGCACAGCCGACAATTATGGGAAAAATAACGGATGATGATGGCTATATATCCGATATAAATCTGCCCGTTTTAGTTGATGTTCCGTTTCAAAGTTTCGGGGGTTCGGGGTTCGTTGTCACTATGCCAAATCTTGAAGGTAGTGAGTGTTTAATTGTTTTCTCTTCTCGTTGTATCGATGGTTGGTGGTCAATGGGCGGCGTACAACCGCAGGCGGAACAACGAATGCACGATCTAAGCGATGGTATGGCAATTATCGGCTTTAATAGTCAAGCAAGGGTTATCCCAAACTACTCAACGACAGCCGTGGAAGTTCGCACGTTTGACGGCACTACAAAAATAAGCTTAACATCAGGTGCGATTTCGATCACAGCAACCCATACTATTATAAACGGAGATTTGACGGTCACGGGGGATGTTAAAGGACAAGGTACATCCCTTCATACTCACACTCACTCGGGCGTGCAAACAGGAAGCGGAAGCACAGGAGCACCAAACTAATGACTTATAGACAACTAGATACTAATGGAGATTTTACTTTTGGAAGTGGACTTGCAAATTATTTGAAAGATAGCACGGATGCAGTAGTTCAGGCCGTGCAAACTCGCTTTAAGTTATGGGAGGGCGAATGGTTTCTTGATGTTACCGAGGGAACGCCGTATATGTCGGGGATGCTCGGTAAATATACGCAGGACACTATCGATCAGCTAATCAAAAAGCGCATTTTAGAGACGCAGGGAGTAGATAGCATTCTGTATTTTCAAGGCATCTACAACGGAAATGATAGAAGCTATGTAGTTAGTGCTACAATATCGACAATCTACGGCACGGCCGATATCACGGGGGCATTCTAATGGGAGTCTTAGCAACACTTGACGCATCAGGCTGGAACTATTCAGACTATCCAACTACCCTCACATACGTTCAAAATATATTTACTAATATTTACGGAACGGATATCTATATAGCACCAGACAGCCAAGACGGGCAACTTATCGCCGCTTTCGCTGCTGCGATGTACGACAACAATCAAACTTTTGCAGCGGTCATCAATTCATTATCCCCGACTTATGCACAAGGCGTTCAGCTTGCAAATGAAGTTTTGATTAACGGGATAACTATACACCCTGCAACAAATTCAACGGTCACGTTAACCTTAACGGGAACAGTTGGAACGGTAATTAGTGGGGCATCAGCTAAAGACGCAAATGGAAATACTTGGGATATAGCGGACGGTGTACTCGATAGTACGGGCACAGCTTTACTTCTTGCAACGTGTGTAACGGCGGGGGCGGTCGCTGCTTTGGCGAATACGATCAACCAAATTAACACTCCTATTTTTGGATGGTTGACGGTCAATAATGTGAACGCAGCGACAACGGGAACGGATGCAGAGAGTGACTACTCACTAAGACAAAGACAAGCGTTGTCCACTGCGCTGCCATCAGTAACAGCTATCGGCGGATTATTGGGCGGTTTATTATCTGTATTGAGCGTTACGAGGGCGGCGGTTTATGAAAATCCAGCTAGTGCCACAGATGCAAACGGTATCCCTGCTCATTCTATAGCGGCGGTTGTCGAGGGTGGCGATGGTCAAACTATTGCAAATCAGATCGCACTAAGAAAGACAATCGGGTGCTACACATACGGAACGAGCACATATACAACAACCGACTCAATGGGTATCGCATCTCAAACTAACTTTTCCGTGTTGACTTATGATAATTTAAAAATGGCGATTACTATTCATCCATTAGCTGGATATATAAGCTCAACGCTTACGGCGATACAAACTGCTCTTTCAACTTTCATTAGTGGATTAAATATCGGCGATGATGTTTTATATAGCAAGCTCTATACGGTGGCAAACCTAAACGGCTCGGCACTCGGACAAACTTATAATATTACATCTTTACAGATTGGTTTATTATCTGGATCACTCGGTGTTGCGGATATCGTAGTGCCATATAATCAAGCGGCGGCACTCGCTGTAAGTAATGTAGCTATAACGGTAGCGTGATGAATCAGTATGTAGGGTACATAACATCAGAGCATCAAAAGCCGAATTTCTTGGCGATTGTAAACGGGCTAACTCAACCGTTTGACGATATAGAACAATTATCGCTCGATCTAAATATAAATACCGCTACGGGCTATATGCTCGATATCCTAGGCGGGTGGATCGGACAGTCAAGAGCGCTACAAGTTCCGATACAATTACAGCCTGACAATTGGGATACTGATTTGTACGGCGGATGGGACACTGGCGTATGGTTTAATGAATATGACGCTTTGACAACTATATCGCTCCTAGATGATGCCGATTATAGATTTTTATTGATGCTTAAAATCGCTCAAAATCACTTCGATGGCACGTCGGCAACTGCATATAAGATTTTAAATTTACTAGGCGTGAACGCGGTCGTTATTGACGATCAAAATATGAATTGCGATATTACGTTTGTAGGAAATTTGAGCTTAATTCAGCAAGCTATCATCTCGCAAAAGATAGTAAATTTAGCACCGTTCGGCGTTTTGGTACAATACTCACAAGTAAACAATAACGTAGCCATTTTGGATAATCCTATAACTGCCTTAGCTGGTGGTTGGGATACTGGCGAATGGGTTACATTTTTATAAAAAAGGATAATTCTTATGGCACAAAATGACTACCAAACTTTTGGAGATAGTGGAACGGATGGCGTAAATAAACTATCTCTAACTAATTACACAGCAGATAATGATAGAGTTTACGGGAACGGATACACTACAAAACTGTTGCGCTCTCAGCTTGTAAATAAAGTTTTACAGCAAACTTCTAAAATCAGCTCAGCGGTTGCTCAATTTCTAGTGAATAATGGGATCTCAGCACTTGATACTGATAGCGTGGCGACTATTGCTCAAAATCTGCATAACGTGATTCAAGCAGGTGGTAGAAGAAACTATATAATAAATGGTAACTTTGATAAATGGGATTATGCTACAAGTCAGACTGTAGCTGGGTACGGTTCTGATAATAGATGGCAAAATAATAACTCAGGCTCAACAGAAACACATTCTCAAGCAACTTGTACAGACACAGAAAGAGTATTGTTTAATGCTATGTATTTTAGTAGAACGGCAGTATCTAGTGTGGCTGGTGTAAATAATTATGTTTCTAAACTACAAACAATTGAAAACATTAATCTACTAGCAGGAAAAACAGTTACTTTATCATTTTGGGCTAAGGCAGATGCTAATAAAAATATTGCTATTGAGTTTTGGCAACGTTTTGGAACTGGTGGGAGTCCAAGTGCATCTACTACGAATAACTCGCAATTAGTAGCTCTAACTACAACTTGGCAGAAGAAAACTATTACTGTAACTATTCCATCTATTATTGGTAAAACTTTAGGTACAGATGGAGTTCAAACTACTTCTAGCGGATTAACTTTTTGGTTCGATGCTGGTAGTAATAATAATTATCGTACTGCTAACTTGGGTCAACAATCTGGAATATTTGATATTGCTCAAGTCAAGATTGAAGATGGTTCAGTAGCCACTAATGGTTGGTATCCGTATGATGGAGAGTTTGGTGGAGAGATTGAGGCTTGTACTAGGTATTATTATAGAATTAAAGCAATACTTGGACGCTCTTCGCCTTATGATAATGAAGCTTCTGGTGCTACTGGGGTTACTACTAATGGCCAAGCTGGTGGATTTAGATTAACAGACCAACATCCAGTTGAGATGAGAGCAACACCATCAGTTTCATATAGTGGTACAATAAACTTATGGAATGGTTCTACACAACAGGCAGTAACGTCTATTATTTATAACAACTCAACAAAATATGCAAGGTCAATTGATTGGAATGTAGGTTCTAATTTTACAGCAACTAGTACGTGTATAGAGTTTATTACGCAAGGTGCGTATTTAGAAGTATCATCAGAACTATAAAAAAGGATTAAATAATGGAAATTACATCAGTTAAAATACAAGGCAATGGTTGGCTAGTAAATGGGAATATATCAGTTCCTGATGCATCAGGAAATATGGAAAGAGAAGATATTATAGCTTGGCTATTAGAGGGCAACACCCCTGAGCCAGAGTTTACAGATGCAGAACTTTTAACTAAATCAGTAGCACACTTAGAAAGCACAACAGACGCTTACATACAAAGCAAAATAGACGCTTATAATTTAGAAAATGGTGTAAAGTTCAGGGATATAGATGCTTTTGCTAAGTACGCAATAAACACAGCAAGCGAACAAAATGCTATTGCAAATAAATTCATAGAGTACGCAGATAATATTTGGAAGGCTGTTCGCACATATCAAAAAACTGAAACCACTATTCCAACAGATGCAGAATTTCAAGCAGTCCTTGATGGAGTTGCGTTCTAATGCAATCGTTTAACGGCGACGTAATACTTGAAGAAATGAAAAATGGGTACTGGAAATTAAAAGATGATTTTAGTTATTACAATGATTCTATTCAAGTAACCGTTAAATCTGATTTCATAACTGATGGCGCATCAATTCCAAAACTACTTTGGAGTGTTATAGGTAATCCTTTAGAAAACGATTTACTTAAGCCTGCAATCATTCACGATGGTTTATACACTCTTATGCAATTAAAAAGATTAGAGTGTGATAAGCTATTGAAAGAGATGCTGTTGTTTAATGGAACAT